CTTACCATAATTCTCCTAACAACTCCCTCTTTCTTTTCCTTTTCCTTTATTCTCCTCCACTCCCTCTTCCTCTCTTTCATTCTCTATCCTCCTCTCCTTTCTTCCTCCTCTCCTCCCTCTCTCGTATTTAAATTATATGAAACTTGTTTCATGTATTTATATTGTTTGATCGTGTTCTCATCCATACATCCATTGGAGATATTTCTAATTCAAAATCTATTATTTTATCTGATATATATAATTCTACAAATTCATCATATATTTTATTTATATCTGGTCTATTTTCTACATTTAGTGTTAACATTGCATTTATGATTTGATTTATATACGGATTCGTATATGTAGAAACAATTTCATTCTTATTATATACTTCTATCAATTCATTTGTATCTTTTATGTTGTATGGCAATTTCCCATTTGCTATTTCATAAAACATTAATCCTAAACTAAATATATCACTCCTTTTCTGAAATTCATTTGATACCACTCTTAATCCCCTTCTTGTAACATTTAACATTTCTGGCGATTCATATATTATTGTACCACCTACTCTACATTCTCTTACACACGATAATCCAAAATCTATAATTTGTATATCAAGTTTCTCATTTATTAGTATGTTTTCTGGTTTTATATCACCGTGCCCTATTCCTATAGTATGAATATGCTTTATCGCATTCGTTATCTTATACATTATCGTTATTATATCAGTGTCACTTCTCATTGTATATACATTCAAAAATTGTCTTAATGATAACGGAAATACATCATCTTTTATAAAAGATTCTGTTACTATGTTAAATGTTTGATCTTCATAATCTACATAATATTCCTTTAAGCATAATATATCGTTTCTACATGTGTTATCCTTTATGTGTAATAAACTATCCAATTCTATATATAAACTCCCTAAACTAACTCTCTTCAAATTAATCTCCTTTATTACATATATCCTTTTATCATCAATATTTTTAGCATAATATGTTGTTCCAAATGAACCAGAGTTTATAGGCGGATAAATTTTTATATATATATAAGACATTACTATTTGTATATAAAAAAAATCTTAGAATTCTTCTATTAATTTCTTACATAACTTTTCATATTTTAATTGTTGCTCTTGTTTTTTTAAATTTGTTATATGCATAAAATATGAATCTATGTTATCAACTTCCTTTTTATATTCGGTATTTATAGTTGTACAATATGCGTTTTTATAATCTAATTTTATATTTACATCTTTGTTTTCTTTCATATACATAGATATTATCTTTTGATCACTTCTTGTGTTATCGTATCTACTAATGTTATCTGTTATATGCTTAAACATTTGTTTATATGCATGTTTGTATCCTATTATAAACCCACTATTAGGATATTTGTTTATATATCTTAATCCTATATCGTCAAAATAACCTTTTACACTCTTATCATGATGTGCAAAACGAGTCTCTGTACTAATTATTATATCCGCATTTTCCTTCTCAAACTCGTATAATAAATTCTTTTCTTTGTTTTTATTATATAAAACATCAAACCCATCCACAATACATATCTCGTCGTTTTCTTTAATTGTTTTATCGTCTTTTAAATACTCGTATATTTTAGTTATTTTTGACTTATTTCCAAGTTTTTTATCATATATTTCCAATATTATTAAATCATATATTCCATTGATCGTTTTCTTTAAATTGTTCGTTTTATTAATATTATCCTTATCTGTTATTGTAATAATGTACATTATATTTTAATTTAAAAACAAATTTCTTAATTAAACAAATGCCTTATATTAAAAATGAACAAAGACATAACTTAGAATATTTATTACGACCAATCATGAACGGTATGTATGATAACACTATTCAATCTGTAGGTGATTTAAATTATATAATTACACATATTATTCATAATTTTATAGAAAAAAATGGTATGAATTATACAAACTTAAATAGTGTTATAGGCCTTTTAGAATGTGTAAAACAAGAATATTATAGACGAATTGTAACCCAATATGAAACTATTAAAATCGAAGAAAACGGAGATATATATCAAAGAGATCGCGATAATAATTATATAACTAAAATGTAATTTCGTTTCGAATGCAAAAATGCCCAAGCATTACTGTCTGGGCTCTTGTTTTAAATTTTGTGGTATTAATTATTTATTAAATATTATACAATTATTATAATTATTATAATTATTTTATTCCTATAATTTAACTATATATTATGGAATATATCAATAATGTTTATGTTATAAATATGGATGAATCACCTGAACGTTTGAAAAAAATTACTACCCACCTATCTAATCTAAATGTTCCTTTCACTCGTATTCCAGCTATCAACGGAAAAAAACTATCCATAAACGAAGTTGAAAATAAAGCAACTACTTTATGTAGATACTTTTGCACATCCAGCATGATAGGTTGTTTTTTATCCCATAAAAAAGCATGGGAAACTATGCTCAATAATAATGATCAATACGCTATTATAATGGAAGACGATTGTGAACTAATAGATTCATTCAAAGTCGACCTAAAAAATGTAATGAATGAATTATTACCATCTAATCCAGACTGGATATATTTAGGATGTATTGCCGGCTGTGAAGCTAATAAAAATAACTATAGTTTTATCGCTTATTTGCAAACCTTCACTATTCCAAATATTAAAAAATCAAATGACCCTAATTCCTTAAATTTCTCTTATATTCCACAAGCACCTGCAGGAACTCATTGTTATATTATCTCTAATAATTGTGCGAAACAATTGCTTCATTATATGAATAAAGTTGACTATCATGTCGATGTATCTTTTTTAAATCATACTGATAAATTCAATGTATATGCATCAAAAAAAAAATTAGGTATACAACGTTCAAGTGCTGATCAATCTACTCAAGCCACATTTAAATTTCCCGTCACTCTTAATTATATTTTTGATCATTTTCGTGATAATAATAATATATTATATACCTTTTACCTTTCCACACCTATTTTTGAAATATTTTGGCACCCGGTAAATGTATATCTCATATTAATCTCTATATTCGCCTTTTTTATGCCAAATATTAAATTAACCTCTTATCTCTTTGCTGCATTTTTATTATTAGAAATTATTCTTCAACCTTCTAATTTAACAATTATCGTACATTGGACTCTTGTAATTTATAGTATATTGTATCTACGTAAATCATACTTTAAACAAAAATAATAACAATTTTTGCAAAAGTTAATTTATTTATTGGCATTATCATTATTCTTTATTCTATGATTCTTAACCAAATGGATACAATCGAATATGAAACTATTAAAATCGAAGAAAATGGAGATATATATCAAAGATATCGCGATAATAATTATATTATATAACTAAAATGTAATTTCGTTTCGAATGCAAAAATGCCCCTTTCGGGGCATTATTGCGTTTATTCTATTTCTCTATTGCTTCTTGATACTTTTTTCAATCTCTTCTTCAAATCCTTCATTTATGTAATTAATCAACCAGTCGTTAATGTTCTTAATATTATCATCAACGCTTTTCATATAATCTTCAAATTCTTTGTTTATTTCATCCAACTTTTCCTTAGATAAAATAAACTCCTTTGCTTCTGGATTCAACATACTCATTTATTCTAATTTTTTTAGTTTTTTTTTCAATTTTTTATTTTTTGCCATCACATTTTAAGAATTTCAGCATAGGATTTCTTTATCTCGTTTTTAACTTCTTTGATTTCATTCGTTTCTATCTTGTGAGTTTTATTTAGTCTACTTCCTCTATTTCTTCTACGTTTTTCCGTATTTCCACTTTTTTCAGTTCTTCTATTTCTTCTACTTTTTTTTATATCTTCAGTTTTTTCACTTCTTCTATTTCTTGTACGCCTTCTTGAACGTCTCGTACGTGTTTTGTTTTCTCTTTTATTATCCAGTTGTTTTTCTTCTACTTCTATTTTTTCTATTTTTTCTTCTACTTCTATTTTTTCTATTTTTTCTATTTTTTCTTGTTGTTCTTCACAAAATTCATCATCTATATAATTAATCAACCACTTGTTAATTTCTAATACGTTTTCTTCAAACTTTTTCATATACTTTTCATTCTCCATGTTTATTTCATCCAATTTTTCACTGGATAAAATAAAGGTTTTAGCCATTGGGTTAAACATCTTTTATATATTGTTTTTTGAATTTTTTTTCAATTTTTTATTTATTCAAATGAAATTTCATCTAAATCAACTATTAAATTATCAATTTCATTCTCGCTATCAGTTTCTTCTCCAAATAATTCTTTATATAACTTCTTTTTCTCATCTTTGTCATTGTCAAACCCAATGTCATGATCTTCAATTTCAATTCCAGTTTTAATTTCATCTTGAAAATCAATGTCATCTTCAATATCAACTTTATTTTGAATATCAATCTCTGGTTCCTTCTTTTCATTATTGTCGTCACTAATTACATCTTCTGACTTTTTTACTACTTTTTCTTTTTTTACTATCTTTCTTTTCTTTGTTAAATAATCAGTTATTAATTTAATATCTCTTTTTACTAACTTTTTACCATATATTAACATTCCAATCATTTCATCGCTTTTCAAATCCACTTTTTCATCAATTTTTAAACTATAAATATTTTTCATAATTTTAACCTTCCATTCGTTATTAATAGGATTACCAAGACCTTCCACACACATTTCTGTTATAACGTTTTCTAATTTCTCCAAAAATATAAACTTTTCACAATTTAAAGAATTATCCACCTCAATAACTCGTGTTTCCTTTTGTTTTGTGTTTTCTTTTTGTTTTTCCTTTTGTTTTTCCTTTTTAATATTGCTTTTTTCTTCTGCTTTTTTTTCCTTTTTATATCCCTTCACAGCATCTTTATAATCAAATACTTTTTCATCATGCTTTGTTAAGTCAAATTTTGTAATCAAAATTTTCATATATTTATCCAATTCATTTCTTCCTCCAGACTTGAATTTATGTATATTAATAATTTCATCCATTAATACATCATCAATCTCTTTTTCTGCAATTTTATACTCGTTTTTATTTAACCAATTGTTAAATTCTTTGATTGTCTCCATTTTTCTCAAATTTTTATTAATATTAATAAAAATTCAATTTTTTATATTTTGTGGTCTAAAATTAGTCTTTTCTATACTTTAATATGATATTTTCATACACTTCCTGTAATTTCACTGATAGTCTAGGTATATTATATTCTTGTGCAACATATACACCTGATAAAAATGCTATTATGTTTTTTATCATTTATTATTAACATATATTTTTTATTTTCTATTTTCATTGTAATTTGTCATTTATTTTTGATTCTATATATTCTAACATGTCTTTTATATTTGTTTTGTCTGATTTTATCTCTAAATATTCAATATCTAATTCCTTTAATAATTCCTTCATTTCTTTATTAATTTTCACAGATTCTTCATATGTATGTAATCTCCCTTCGTTTTCATATCTAAATTCACCTCTTTCCAAAAAAATATATATATTATCAAACTCATTCATATATTCCTTTATTTTCACTTCTGTTTTTTCTATATTACTTACATTGTCATAATATGTTCTATTATAATAAAGACCGTGAAATAATGCACCATCTGTTACTATTATATCCACCTTATTATTCACACTTTTTAATATTTTATATTGCTGTGTTGTAACATAATATTGATTTTTTATAGTCTCATAATCTTCCATCCATACTAAATGTTTAGCATATTCTTGTATATATTCCGTAATATAGTTCTTTATTTTCAATTCTGCAAATATTAACCCCGCAAATACACTTTTTCCTACACTCGGCGCACCAATCAAATTTACAACTTTTGTCTTTCTCATCTTAATTATTACTATTCTTTAATTCTTTTTTGTTCAATTTTTATTATTTTCTTCTTATTTTTTATAAATCATACCATATATACTTCTAATTATAGATATTATGTAATTATACATAGTAGTTTCTTTTGTTATCAAAATATATAATATTTTATCACTCCTATTCTTATATTCATTATATAATTCTAATATATTCAAATTATTATTACTTATTATATTACCATTTTCTAATCCTAATTTTATATCATTTTCTATAAATATATATTCTTTATTAGCTTTCACAAGTTCTATTTTTATCTCCTTTAATACATCATTTATTGTAGCATTATTTGATAATTCTAATAATAAACCATATGTAACTATTCTTGAATCTCCAATATAATACTTTTTTCTAAATATTTCTATAAACTCTTCGTCCACTGAGTCTACTACAACAGGTATTTTATTGGAATTCGTAGCTTTTTTATAAAAACGAAATCTATCCGTATCTGTTGTATTTTTTCTATACATTATAAATTCTTTACCTAATATACTACTTCTTAATAAATCCATTTATATTTATAAATAATTTTATTTTATTTTTTATTAATAATGATAATTTATATTATTAGTTTCTTTATTTTGTTAATTTTAGTCTATGTGATATATCAAATTTATACAACATTTGTTGCTCTACAAAATATAAAAGAAAAAGTCCAAGAAAAAGCACCTGAAATTAAACAAGCTATTCAAGAAAAAACACCTGAAATTAAACAAGCTATTCAAGAAAAAGCACCTGAAATTAAACAAGCTATTCAAGAAAAAGTACCTGAAATTACTCAAGTTATTCAAGAAAAAACATCACAAACTTTACCACAAATTAAACTATAATTTATTTTTGTATATATTTTTATTTTATATACACTAATCATTTAACTACTTTTTATATTTTCAGCAAATTCTAATGTCTCTCTTGTTTGACTACAATATTCATCTTCCTGTCTTACTAAACATAACATTATAAATTTACTTGGTTTTGTTTGTTGTAAGTCCCTTGATAAATTATCAAGATATTTTAATATCGGTACCATTAAACTTCTATTATTTGGATCAATTTGATTATTGTCTTCTTTTCGTGGATCAATGTAATAATTTTTTACAGAATATTGTTCCGCATTCCCCGATTGCATTTTTATCTCTGTTTGTTTTAAATTCTTTTTATTAAAATAATAAATCAAATGATTTATCGTCTCGTTTATATATAATCCTTCCATTATAATTTTACTTATATCTTTGTCTGTATAATTTTCTAATATTCTATTTGGTATTGTTTCTTTCGCTGATGTCTTTGATCTTTCTAATATATTCGCTTTGACATCCGCTATTATAGTTCCAACATTCCCTCTCTTATAAAATGTATTAAATATCCCCAATGGCGACTCTCTTCCCGCCATATCAATTATAGTTAAATGCCCCTTTTGACCATTCTCAAATTCAACCTCAAATATCATATATAAATGTGATCTACTTGATTCTGGATTATTAGGTGTCTTTGATATTCTACCTACAGATTTTCTATATTCTGTAATTGCATTTGTTAAATCGTTTATATCTTCTATTCTCATATTATTCAAATCTATATTGCTAGGTACTTGAAATCTGCCATCATCTTCTATAACATTCTTTATTCTGGATTCTCCAACTAAATTTATGACCTGACCCTGTATTCTATTTAATCCTACCCTAAAACTTGAACTTTTGTAATATTGCTCAAATATTTTCTTTATCCCTATCCTCTTTGCACCTATGTTCGCTAACCCATAATGAAGTAATCCTGGACTACCCTCTCCTTGACCAAGCAATGTATACGACTTACCTGTTCCACTTAATCCATAGCCAAATAATATTATACTATATCCATCCTTTATCTGATTAAATACATTATATAACCCTGGACTATTGCTTTCCATTTCCGTTTTGATATTATCAATATCTACCATTACACCATACGACCTTGTATCTCGCATCCCACTGTAGACGTCCACGTTTCTAAAATCAGCATCAAATACACCATAAAAATCACCATACGTTTTATTTGTAGTTATATATTTATCACTTTTTTCTTCTGTTATTGGCATTGGTGCTCGTGATGCTGGACTATATGACTTTTTAATAACTTCTTGTTCTCGCTGTTGTAATTGAAGTTCTGTACAATTAAATTCTACCCTTTTTTGATTCGGTATTATCTTTATTACATTTGTTGGTACTGTTACTGGCTTTATTCTTATATACACTCTTACCGCACCAGATAAATCCTCATATATATTTATTAAATCTAAATCAAAACGTGTAAACTCATCCTTATTAACCGCATAATATTGTAATGTATATTCTGCACCCTCACAAAATTCAGCTACTTCATTGTCTCTTATTTTATTTCTAACCTTTTCTCCTAATCTACTTTTAACATCTAAATATTTCTCTAATTCTACTAATTTTTCACTTTGTCTAGATACATCTAATGGCTTTAATGCATTTTTAAATTCATTCTTCAAGTTTTCAAATTTATTTTGTATCCTATTTAAATTTTCACTCCCTAATTTTTCATTTAACTCTGCTAAATTACTACTATTTTTTATTATACTATCTATTTTATCAATTACTTGCTTCCTTTTCACTAATATATTATTTAGTTTTATAAAATTCTCATAACAATTTTCTGGTACACTTGGTTCATAAACTTTTTCTTGTTTTAACTCGTCTATAATCGCTCTTAATCCTTCAAGATCACTTTTTAATTTATCAATAGTCTCTTGTGATGTCCTATTTATCCTTTTTTCATTCTCAAGTTCTTCCATTAATCTCCTTATTTCATTTTCTCTTTCTGATACCTTTTGTAAATTTTCTTGTGCTGTTTTTTGTAACTCATCATTTATATCCATTATGTTTTGTTTTAATTTGTTTTTTTGACTTTCGGCTATTTCTCTGTTTGCATAATATATACTCTTTAATTCATCGTTTATCATCCCTAACTCGTTTATTATTTTTTGTTTGTAATCACTAAAACCTGACATCATGGAATCAATCCATTCTGATGACTTTTTATTATACTCTTTTATATTTTCTATTATTATTTGTTTTTCTTCCATGATTTTTCCCTGACATTCGTTTTTATATTTTTCTAAACTTGCCCTCTGCAAATTACTGCTTTCTAATTGTTGTTCTACACTTTTTAATTTATTTTGTAAATCTATTATATTTAACTCTAATCTTTTTACTTCTTCCGCTTTTCTTTTTATCAAATCATTTAATTGTTTCATTTCTACATTTCTTTCACTGTCACTTTTTGTCGTTTGTTCTAATTTCTGTTTTGTATTATTCAATTCGTCCATCAATTTCTTATTTTCTTGATCCAATTTTAGTATTTTGTCATTTGAATTTAATATCTCTTTTTTGGCATTGTCTATTTCCATTTGTAATAATTGAATCCTTTTATTATATTCATCACCACTTTGCATTATTCTATTATTTAAATCATCTCGTTGCTTTGTTACTTCTCGCAATTGAATGTTTGCTTTTTCTAATTGTTCTATCACATTCTCTTTTTCCCCTTTTGTTGTCATTTTAAAATTATTTAATTCCTGTTTTAATTGCTCTCTTTCGTTAATTGTCTTGGACATTTCTCTGTTCAATTCTTGTATTTTTGTTTCAGTTTCTCTCCTTGAAATATCACTTTTTTCTGCTGTCATTTGTCTGTTTCTTTCTATTTCTTGTTGCATTTCTGATATCTTATTACTTTTTTCTGCAATTTCTCTCTTTAAATTATTAGATTCTCTTTCGTAAACACTTTTTAGTTGTTCTATTTCCTGTTTTAATTTTTCTCTTTCATTTGTTGTAGTTTGTATTAGTCTATTCATTTCTTCACTTTTTCTCATATTTTCAGTCTTTTCCATTTCATTTTGTCTTTTTATTTCTTCTATCATTCGTAACTTTGCATCTTGATCACTGCCTCTGTTTTTGTTATCACCCTCCAATTTCTTAATTAACACATTTCTTTTTTCAACTTCATTCTTTAAATCTTTTATTATATCCTCCAATTTAACATTTTTCATTAAATTTTGCTTTTTTTCTTCAATGAGCGTCTGTAATTGTCTTTTTAATTCCTCATTTCCCTTTACTAACATCTCCTGTTTATTATTTAATTCATTTATATTAATGTCCTTTCTATTCATATTTTCTTCATATTCTTTAATACGGACTTCTAACTCTGACATTCGTCTTACTTTTTCACTCATTTCATTAGTCTGATTCTGAATATTCTCATTCAATTTACTTTCTAATTCTTTAATCTTATTCATTAACTCTTTTGTCTTGTTTTCAAATTCTCTTGTCTTGTTTTCTAATTTTCTCGTCTCTATTGTATTGTCACTGGCTTTTCTATTCATTTCAACTAACCTGTCATTCGCACTTTTTAACTCATTCTCTATTTTATTTTTCTCTCTTTCTAACATTTCTATTTTCCTTTTGTTTTCCATTATTTCCTGTTCTTTTTCACTTTTATATTTCTGAAATGCATCTTGATCCAACTTTTTCTCTGTTCCAAGTATTTGTTTAGTATCCTTTATATTACTTATTTCCCCTTTTAACTGTCTAATCTCGTTTTCTAATTTATTTATTGTATCCTCTCTTTCTTTTAATTTATTTATATTATCTCTACTTAACTCTTCGATTGATTTGTTTAAATTCCTATTTAATTCGTCATTTTTTCTCTTTAAATCTTCTTGTTGTCTTTGTAATTCTTCTATATTTTTCTCTTTTATTGACAATATCATTTCCATTTTCTTTTTATAATCGTTATATTGCATTCTTAAACCCGAAATCTCCTTATTTAATGTTACTTCTTTTTCTCTTAATTCCGCTATTTGTTTATCCTTTAATTCTACTATTTGCTTCTCTTTTTCTACAGACTTTATTTCTTGCAATTTTTGCAATTCAGATAATCTTTTTTCTAATTCTTCTTTTTGCCTTACTTCCTCGTTTAATCTGTTTCTTACTTCCTCAATTTCTCTCTTTTTTTCATCAAATTGTCTTTTTGTTTCTATTCTATACTCTTCGTATTTTTGTATTTCTGTTCTTTTATCCATTTCTAATTCATTCTTGTTTTTCTTAATATTGTTTAATTCATTATTTAATTCTTTTATCGTATTTTCTAAATTCTGGATTTTCTCCATAGATTGTCCACTGCTATTTAATTTAATTCTCATTTCTTCTATAATTCTTTCTTGTTCTATTTTTGATTTTTCTAATTGTGCAATTATCATTTCTTTTGTATTCATTTTTTCACTCATCTCTTTCATGTTTTTATTATATTCTTCTAATTGTCTATTTTTATCATTTATTAAAGCTTCTTCTTTTGCCTTTTGTTCATTTAATTCTATTACTTTTTCCTTTATTTGTGTCTTTAAAACATTAAAAGCTTCCTTATCGTAATTTTTACTACTTAATGCATCATTTAATTGCGATTGTATATTTAATCTTTCATCATCAATTCTTTTCCTATTTCTCTCAGCTGCACTTAAAAAATTTTCCTTTTCTCTTATTTTCATTTCTGCTATATTTCTGTAATTTTCAAAATCATTTGCAAGTTTGTCTTTTTCACTCTTTATTTCATTGTATTTTCTATTTATATCATCTATTTCTACTTGTTTCTTGCGCACTTCATCAATCATTCTATTAAAATCTTCTGTTGATTTTATACTTTTTTGCATTTTTAACTCCTCTATTTCCTTCTTTAATTTCTCATTTTCATCCTTTAAATTTTTACCAATCATATCTAATTTGCTTATTTCACTGCCTTTTTCATTTATAACTTGTTCTAAATTTCTTACCCGCATTTTTGCGTTTTCTAATTCTTCACTCTTTTGTCTATCTGCTTCAATTAATTTATTTATTTTGTCTTGTAATTCCACTATTTTTCTATCTTTTTGTGTTATTTCATACATTATTTTTTCATCATTCGTATTTTGAGATTGTCTTTCTGATTGTTCTTCTTTGTCTGAATTTCTTAAATCATTTTCTAATCTTAATTTTTCCTTTTGTATTTTAAAAAGACTCTCTTGTAAATTTTTTATTTTTATATCATTTGTATTCAATAATTGTGCCATTCTTTCCTTTTCACGATTTAATTCTTCTATTTTTTGATTTTTGTCATCTTGTGTCATCGTTTTTGTTTGTTCTATAAGCTGTGTTTCTTCCATCTTTTGTTTTAATTTCAACTCTAATGACATTATTTTTTCTTCCTTTTCTTTTAACTTATTTAATTGCTCATTTTCTGTAAATAATAATACATCAAGTTTTTCTTTTAATTTATTATTTTCATTTAGTAAAACATTTTCTCTTTCTTCTATTATTTTTTTCTCATTTTCTTTTTCTTTTAATACTTGTTCTAAACTTTGAATTTTCTTTTCTAATTCCTCTTTTATGTTTTTCTTTTCTTCTATTTCTTTATTATATTTGTTATTTAATTCATTTATCTCCTTTGTTTTTTCTTCTATTTTATTTTGCAATTCACTTAACCCTTTTTCTTTCTCTTCCATTGTTTTCGTATTATCTCCAACAACTTTTGATAACTCGTTTTGAATATTATTCTTTTCATTTTGTAAATTTAAATAATTCTCATTTATAGTATTTATTTCATTGTCTTTTTCCTTTAACTTTTTTTCTAATTCTTCTTTTTGTTTTTCTAATTCATCACTTGTCGTTTTCTTTATTGTTTCAATTTCTCCTTTTTCACTTTTTAATATATCTATTTCTTTCTGTTTTTCTTTTATTTCCTCAACTTGCTCATTTATTTTCTTTTGTTTTTCTTCAAGTTGTTCTAAGGTCTTTTTCTCTTTTTCTAATAATATATTTAATTTTTCTTGCATCAAACTATTATCTTCCTTAATTTTTTTACATATATTCTTTATCTCACCATTTTCACATTGCTTTTCCTTTACATAATTAGTTACATTTGTTTTATAATTTTCTAATTCTTTTAATAAATCATCCTTTTCTTTTATTAGTTTTTCTTTATTTTCTTCTAAATCTTTTATTTTTATTATATATTCTTTCTTTATTTCATCCAACTTTTTGTCATACTTTTTCTTCACAATTATCATTTCTGACATTACACTCTCATATATAACATCATATTTTGCATTTGTTTTGTTATTTGTTTTTTTTTCTATTTCCTTTTGCAATTCTTCTTGTTCATCCTTTGTTATTATGTTTTTTGTATCATATTCAAAGAATTTTAATAATGCTAATTTATCAGTTTCCGTAAATCCCTTTACTATAGGTAATGCCTTTATAACATTTTTTAATGTTATCTTATTTTTCTTTGTTACTTCCCTTAAATTAATCGGCTCAATTAATTTACATAAATTTCCTTCTGCATCTATAAATCCTATAACCAAATTCCCATTTGTTACTATAAATCCTAATGCCCTTTTATATGGCAATGTCAATGGTTCAAATATTACCCTTGGATATGTATTTTTTATGTAATTTATAATAGAATTATAATTCATCCTTACTTACTATTATAAATTATAAAAAATTTTATTTTTAATTCATTCTTTGTTATTTTGTTAATTGTTTGTTAATTGTTTGTTTATTCTTGTCAAGTTAGTTGTTTTTTATTAGATTGTCATATAACTTGCTCATTCTTATTATTTTTACGTCATAATTACAAGTATCACCTGCAAAATGACATATGGTTTCTTTTATTGTGTTTATATCAGGATTATTTGTAACTATATTTTTTAATAACTCAATATCTTGCATATTTCTTATTATAGTGTTGAAATTTATAAATGGCTGATCAATACACGTTCCAAATTTTTTTCCTGAATTTTTATATTCTTTTATATGCATTAATGTTGCATTAAACAATTCTTTTATTCTTTCACTCGGTTTAAATAATAAAACACCACTGCAAAAAGTCTTTGTTTTTTTATCAATGTCTCTTCCATTTCCTAAATCAAACCATTCTTGAAATAATTTTTGACCATAATATTCTCCACTTATATTACCCGCGTCTTTTCCATATAATTTGTCTTGTAACTCAAGTTTAAATACATCTTTTATATCTTTTTGTATAATAACATCCGTATCTAAATATAATATTTTGGAATATTCATTTATTTTTATATATCTGTCTAAATTAAAAATTTCAAACCTCGCCCATTTAGTTTCCTCAATCGTCGTTGAATCTAATATTACAGTTTTGAAACTTATATCATTTTCTTTACCAAAATTTTCCAAATCAGTTTTAAATGACTCGTGTGTTAATATCAATATATCAATTGTTTCATCTATTTTTCCAAATTTCTTTAAAGATAATAGTAATATTTTTAATAATTCAATATATTTTTTGTTATAAAATATACACATATATATCAAATTCTTCATTGTTTCATTTGTTATTATTAAATAAGAAATTGAATTTATTATTTTACCACGTAATTATTAAATGCATAATTTAAAACATAATTATTTAAAAATTTATATTGGATGTATGTTTTCCGGAAAAAGTACCTCTTTATTAAATGAAATTTCAAAATTTAATATTCTCTCCAAAAATATTCTTGTTTTAAGTCATTCTTTGGATTTTAAACGTACAAATGAAGCTTGTATTATGTCACATAATTCTAATAAATTTCAAGCATTCGTGGTTAATAATCTAAATTATATTCTAAATGAACCATTTCTTTTTAATTTATATAAAAAATCCGATATTATTATTATAGATGAAGCTCAATTTTTCCCAGATCTTTATGATTTTATTACCGTACAATTACATAATAAACATTTAGTTAATAAAATATTTATCGTAGCGGGATTATCTGGAGATTCTAATTTACAACCAATTGGCAGTATACTACAACTCATTCCTCAAGCCGACGAAGTCATAAAATTAAATGCTAATTGTATTCAATGTAAAGATGGATCTGTTGCTTCTTTTTCTAAAAGAAAAAATACAGAAAATAAATCTCAAGTCCTTATTGGTAATAATGATATATATGAACCCGTTTGTCGTTTTCATTATTATAATTAAATTTGTGTTTGTGTGTTTGTGTGTTTGTGTTTGTGTGTTTGTGTTTTGTTTATATAAATTTTATTTATTTATAATTTATATATTTGTATGAAGTTGAAAACTTTTAAAAGTCCTGTGAAAAAATATCAACATGGAAAATTTAAACAAACTAAACATCCTAAATCTCCTTCTCCTAAAAGAAAAGATTATGAATCTCGCTCATTAACTAAATCTGATCATATTTCTCGTTGTACATATATTCATTCTGAAACTAAAAAACGATGCAAAAATAAATTAGGACTTTATCCTGAATTTTGCCATTTACACACTTTAACTATTCATAATTTATATATTCATCCTTCTCAAATTACAAATGCTGGCAATGGACTTTATGCCGGACCATATGGATTTAAAAAAGGTGATATTATCGGTAAATATAACGAAAAATGGAATCAAGTTACTCTTGGACGTTTAGAAAAAAGGTGTGAAAAAGACGAAAATTGTTGGAGTTATGTTTTTTGCGACGATGATAATAAAAAAAATTATAAAAAAACAAAGTGTTGGGATGGCTTAGATATACGAAGTACACTTATGCGAAATATTAATGATGCACATGGCTCTGAATTTAAAAATAATGCTGTTTTTGATGTAATTCGCGGAAATGTTTATGTTATAGCTACAAAAAATATTAAACCAAAAAATGAAATTTTTGTTAATTATGGCAAATCATACTGGAATAAATAAATTATCATATTTATTAAATTATTTTATATAACTATTTTATATAGAATATTTTAGATGTCAGATTATGTCATTGATAAACTCATTGGAAAAGGTAGTTTTGGAAAAGTATATTTAATTAAAAATGAACTAACTCAATTTAAACGTGTTGCTAAATTTATAAAATTATCAGCATTTGTTGACAAAAATATTTATAAAAATGAAATACACATTCTTAAAAAACTATCAAAAAAATGCTTTGAACATATGATTTGCTTAGATGATTATTTTACATACACTTCTAATTCGGGACGCGAATATATAGTTTTAATCACAAATTATATAGACGGTATTTCATTAAGAGAATTTATACAAAATAAACAAATATATAATTTATCTTATAATGACTTTTTATTTATTGCTTATCAATTAGTTTATACTTTATATAAATTACATAAAAAATACAAAATTGTTCATAAAGATTTGAAACCAGAAAATATAATGATAAATCCAAAAACTTTAAAATTATATCTTATAGATTTTGGTATTTCTTGTGATAGTTATAAATGTTATGCTGGAGGTACACTCTCATATATGTCACCAGAAATGCTTGCTCATTATGATAATCTTAAACTTTTATCATTTAATCAAGCTAAACAAAGTGATGTTTTTAGTATGGGTATTATTTTATTAGAATTATTGGGTTGTCAAAATTATACAGGTATTAATAAATCTCAAAATATTATGAATAATATAACAAGTTTTTTACAAGAATGTCCCTTACACAATGAACCTATAGAATATATAATTAAAAACTGTATTTTATTAAATGGTGATAAAAGAATGAAAATTAACAATATTTTACACTATTTAGAATCTTTTGATGCTAAAATACTATATAATTTAAGAATGAGTCTAATGCGCGAACGAAAAAAAGCTATTACCACAAGTGATAATATTAATGAACTGTTTTTAAAACTTAAACAAGAAAAATCAAAAAATAAAGTTATTAAAAATAAAGATCTCAAACATAAAACTATTGATCGTCTTACAAAATATTCTATAAAAAATATAGAGTATATAGATAATAATTTTAAAAGACAAGATGGCGGGTTTGATAAAAATAAAGCAAAATATCCACGTAAATGGTCTAAAGAATATTGTTTAAATACATCTTGTGATAAAATGGGATTCTCACAAAAAGCAAGTTGTAGATATTATAAAAATTGCTATAAACAGATTTAAAAATAAAATATTACTAAAATGTCAGTTTGTATAAAATATAAAATGACTTTTCCCCTAAACGAATATTGATTATTTTCTAAAATCCAGTAGCTACTATTTATATTTTTAAAGATAGTGCAATATTAATGTAAAATAATTAATTTCATTATTTCATTATTTCATTTCATTATTTCATTTCATTATTTAATACGTATATTTTAAACTTATTAAATAACATCTATAGATTTAGATCGCCGAGGCCATTTAAACTTTCTATTTATTATTTCCTTTATACTTTTTTTGTCTTCATTTTTATCTTCATTATTATTTTCATTTTTTTTGTCATTTTCATTAATATTTTCTATGACATTTTCATTAACATTTTCTATGTCATTTTCTATGTCATTTTCGTCACGGGCTATTGATTGAGAATAACTATACTCGTCATCATTCTCAAAGTCTGGATATAGATCGGGCAAATCTATGTTTATTTCTTGTTTAAAAGGTTGTTCTGGAACTTTTTGGGGCTGTTGTTCAGGAACTTTTGTGGGCTGTTCGGGTTGTTCAGGCTTTTGATGTTGGTTTCTAAGTCACTGTGGAGCCGGTGGTGGGAATGGGAAAGGCGGATACGGTGGATATGGACCTCCACAGTGTGGACGAGTTAGAAATGCATTTCTTGTTTCAGCAAGATGTAAAGCATCTCTAAGTCTTGAAGTATCAAACTGAGATACAAGACCTTTGATTGCATCTTCAGAACTTCCTACCTTTTCCTTAATTTCACAGCAACAATCTGTCATTTTCTGCATAATATCACCCTTACTTT